AAGCGTTTAAGGAAATGGTTGACAGATTATGAATTTAATGGTCTGGAATATGTTAGGCGTAACGTCGCCGTTAGTAAGTCAGGTGTTCGGTTCTATCATTGTGGAGAGTATGGCGAAGTGTGTAAGGTTTGCGCGTTGTCTCGCGCTCGGTGTCGGTGTCGTCGGTTTGTGAGGTCGTTGGGTCGGCCTCATCATCACGCGTTGTTATTTGGTTTTATGTTTCAAGATCGCGTGTTATGGAAAGTGTCGGAAGATGGTGTTAAATATTATCGGTCTGCGGCGTTGGAGCGTTTGTGGCCTTATGGTTACTCGACAGTTGGAGAGGTTACGTTTGAAAGCGCGGCCTATGTCGCGCGATATGTTGTTAAGAAAATCTCAGGCAAAGAGGCCGCGTCCCATTACGCGGGCCGATTGCCTGAGTATACAACGATGTCTCGAAGGCCGGGAATTGGTCGCGAGTGGTTTGCTCAGTTCAAGGGCGACGTATTCCCGTCGGATTTTGTAGTGATTCGTAATGGTGTTAAGTGTCGGCCTCCACGGTACTACGGGAGGATTTATTCGATGGACAATCCGGAGGATTTTGGTAAGATTGTGGCGCGGAGATCGAAGGGGGCTAGGGACGCGGAGTCCCGGCTGGAGCCTGTGAAGTTTGGCAAGGTGGCGTCCGTCGTGATGACGGACTTAGCGATGAGGATGCGGATGCAAAAGTTAAAGCGAGGTCGCGCTGATGGCTAAGGTGTTGGCGTATTCGGTTCTGGATGAGAAGGCGGCGACGTTTTCGCCGCCGTTTTTTATGGCTAATAAGGCGTTGGCTCATCGTATGTTTGGTGAGTTGGCTTTGGATCCAAAGTCTAATATTGCTCGGCACCCGGCGGATTATCGGCTCTATGAGGTCGGTTCGTTCGATCAGGAGGCCGGGTTGCTGGAAGGTTATGATGCGCCGCAGTTTGTGTGTGCGGCGATTGATTTTTTGGAAGGTCGGAAAGTGGAGGCTCCTAGCTATGCGTGAGAAGATTGCAGGTCGTTTTGAGTTCCCCCGTGTGCCGGGGGTGTCGTTTGGTGGTGAGAGTTCTCGGACGAAGCAAAGTTTTGCGAAGGAAGCGGATATTAATCATATTGTAGCGAAAGCGCGACGGACGTCTTTTCTTGTTGACCCGTCGGTTCCCCGGCGTGGTCAAATGTTCTATGGTGACTTTACGTTGGTGGAAAATTTCCACGAGTTGAGGTCTATGGTGGCAACTGCAGAGCAGGAGTTTATGCGTCTCCCGGCTCGGTTGCGTGATCGGTTTGAAAATAATCCGGATAAGTTTATGGCGTTTCTGAATGACCCGGCGAATGTGAAAGAGGCGGTTCAGCTTGGCTTGTTGCCGCGTGAGGCTCTTCCGAAGGAGCCTGTAAAAGTGCCGAAGGCTAATCCGAATGTGGATTCGGGTGTTGGAAGTGCTGGAGCTGGTGCTGTGGGTGCTGGTGCGCCGTGAACGGCGCAAAGGGCGCAAGCCCGATACGGGCGAGCGTGAGCGAGAGTCAGACCAATTCTCTACTTGATGTAATTGGTCTGACTGACACCAGAGTTTTGGCTTTGGTGTCGGTTGTGTGTGAAACTGGCTACCACGATAGGTGTCCGGTGGTGGCCTGTGAGTGTTTTTGTCATGAGTGATGAAGAGATTTTGAGTCATATGGCGTTCTTGGAAAAGATTGTACCGGAGTTGTATACCCTGTACCCAACATATGAGGCTTTGGTTAATTAATGCGTTTACAGTCTCCTACGCAACATCAGTTTTCGCAGGTTCCGAAGGCAGATGTTCAGCGATCAGTTTTTAACCGGACTCATGCGTATAAGACTACGTTTGATGCCGGGTATTTGATTCCGTTTTATGTGGATGAGGCTTTGCCGGGGGATACGCTGAATTTTAATGGCACGTTGTTTGCGCGATTGGCTACGCCTATTGTCCCGATTATGGACAATATGTATCTGGATACGTTTTATTTCGCGGTGCCGTTGCGGTTAGTGTGGAGTAATTTTCAGGCGTTCATGGGTGAGAAAGAGCCTGATGATGTAACGGAGTATTTGATTCCGCAGGTGGTGAGTCCTGCCGCGACGGGCTGGACGGTGGGTTCCCTGTGGGATTATTTCGGTTTGCCGACAGGCGTGATTGGGCTGTCGGTGTCGGCGTTGTATTCACGCGCCTATAACCTGATTTATAACGAGTGGTTCCGCGATCAGAATTTGATTGATTCGGCGGTTGTGGATTTGGATGATGGGCCAGACACGGTTACGGACTATGTGTTGCGGCGTCGGGCAAAGCGGCATGATTATTTTACTTCGTGTCTGCCGTGGCCTCAGAAGGGGCCAGCGGTGGAGTTGCCGCTGTCTGGTGATGCGCCTGTGTATGGTATCGGGAAGCTCACCCAGACGTATCCTTCCAGTAATGGCCCGATGTATGAGACAGACGGGACGGGTACCCGTAACTATGCGACGTGCGCCCAGATTAATCACACCCTGGCAAGTAATCACGGTGATTTTTATGTGGAGCAAGACCCGGACAATACGGGGTATCCGAATATCCGGGCGAATCTCTCTGAGGCTAATGCGGCGACGATTAACGCGCTTCGCGAGGCGTTTCAGCTTCAGCGAATGTTTGAGCGTGATGCGCGTGGTGGTACCCGTTATACGGAGATTATTAGGTCGCATTTTTCCGTGATTTCACCGGACGCGCGTTTACAGCGTCCGGAGTTCTTGGGTGGTCGTTCTACGCCTGTGACGATTACGCCCGTTCAACAGACGGGCGAGAGTGGTACGACGCCTCAGGGTAATTTGGCGGCGTTTGGTACGGTGGCCTCTCTTAATGAGGGGTTTGTTAAGTCGTTTACGGAGCATTGCATTGTGATCGGCCTGATGATGGTTCGGGCCGATGTGACGTATCAGCAAGGTATTCCGCGCCAGTTTTCTCGTCGGACGCGTGAGGAGTTCTATTGGCCTGCGCTGTCGCATTTGGGCGAACAGGCGGTGTTGAATAAGGAGATTTATGCTCAGGCTACGGCGGCTGACGATGAGGTGTTTGGTTATCAGGAACGGTATGCGGAGTATCGGTATTTCCCGTCGAAGATTACCGGGAAGCTCCGGTCTACGGCGTCGGGTTCGTTGGATGTGTGGCACTTGGCTCAGGAGTTTACGGCTCTGCCTGTGCTGAATCAGACGTTTATTGAGGAGACTCCTCCGGTAGCGCGTGTGATTGCGGTGTCGTCGGAGCCTCATTTTATTTTTGATTCTTTGCTTAAGATTAAGTCGGTTCGGCCTATGCCTGTGTATTCTGTGCCGGGAATGATTGACCACTTTTAAGGTGTCGAATGTTTGATCTGCTTGGGTTCTTTTTTCTTGCGCCGTTGATTTCAGGTATTGGTGCGTTGGCCTCCTCCGCGGCTTCCGCGGTGGGGGCCGTCGCGTCCACCGTAGCCGGCGCGGCCGGCGGTGCGTTGGGCGCAATCGGTGGCGGTAGTGTGGCGCAAGGATTGGCGACGGTAGGTGGTCTTGTTGGTTCGGCGGTGCAAGCGAATGAAGCTGGACAGGCTCAAGAGCGTGAGGCTGAGAGCCAGCGAGAAACGAATCGCGCTCAGCGCGAGGCGGCTGGCGATCAGATGGCGTTTCAAGAGCGTATGTCGAGTACGGCGCATCAGCGAGAAGTGGAAGATTTGCGGAAGGCAGGGTTAAACCCTATTTTGTCGGCCCACGGTGGCGCGAGTACGCCAGCCGGGGCTATGCCGTTGTTACACAGTCCTTATGCTGGAAGTACTCAGAATCGTATTAATCGCATTAATGCTATGACGCAAGCGGCGTCGGCTATGTCTGCGATTGGGTTAAATGCTCAGTTGGCGAGGACGCAACAGACTCAGCAGGGTATTAACCAAGCTGAGATCATGAAGCGTGGCTCGGAGGCCCGTAGTGCGGCGGCTCAGGCGAAGATGGATGAGCAGAGAGCAGGTATTCGCACGTCTGGTCCTGGTAAGGTGTTGGATTGGAGTCGTGAGGTCGGTACTACGTTGTCGCCGTTGCTTGGCGCGGCAGGTATGTTTGGCGGTGCTAGAGCGTTAGCGGAGGCTATTCGTGGTCGCGGTGTTCGTGGTTGGAACCGGAGGTATCCGTAAATGGCGTTATTTTCTGCAGGTGATCGCGGTGGTCGTCGTCGTATGAATCGTGGAAAGTCTCGGCGTATGTTCAAGCGGTCTGCGCGTGGTACGCACCCGGCTAATGCTATGGCTGTGCCGATGCGTGGCGGTTTCCGTATTTGATGGAGAAGGAGCAAGGATGCCATGCGTCTTGCCCTTGCGTGGGTATCGTGCGCGAAAGCCTAACCCTGAAACAGGTAAGTATGGCGTTGTGTTCAGTCCTCAACAGGGTTGCGTTGATTTACCTATTGTCGTGGCTTGTGGTCGCTGTATCCGGTGTCGTCTTGAGCGTAGTCGTCAATGGGCGGTGAGATGTGTACACGAAGCCTCCCTCTATGAACAGAATTGTTTTATTACCCTGACGTTTGATGAAGATCACGTTAATAGTGATGGTACGTTAGTCAAGGATGATTTTGTGTTGTTTATGAAGCGTTTAAGGAAATGGTTGACAGATTATGAATTTAATGGTCTGGAATATGTTAGGCGTAACGTCGCCGTTAGTAAGTCAGGTGTTCGGTTCTATCATTGTGGAGAGTATGGCGAAGTGT